TATCAATACTCAGTCGCTGAGAGTGAATGGCTCCTACTTAACGTTAATGGCGTTGGCACGGTCACATCTGGTACCGCGAATGACCTCGCATATTACGCAGCGACTGGCACGACGGTGACAGGTCTGCCGTCCGCAAACAGCGGGGTACTCGTAACCAGCGGGAGCGGCGTTCCGTCAATCTCGACGACGCTTCCAAGCGGGCTCGCTATGGGCACGCCTGCGTCGTTGACCCTCACAAATGCGACCAATTTGCCGTTCACGGCGCTGCAAACTGGGGCGGAGATCTACGGGCTGCGCGTCGGGGGAAGCACGGACGACACGCGCACTTGCAACATCATTTCGGGCGCTTCGTCATGCGTGGTCAGCGCCGTTGGCGATCTTCAAGTGGGCGACGACATTCGCCTGAACGGCGCTGGCGCAGCCTATTCTTCCGGTGCGATGTCTAACCTTACGGCCACTCAAGGCGGCACGACGGGCGCGCAGAGCATCACCTACTATCTCGCGACGGTTGATGCTGCGGGCGGCATTTCTGCCGCGCAGAGCGTTACGATCGCTAATGGCAACGCCACCCAGACGGTCGATAATCCTGTCAGCGTCTCCTACACGCCGCCCGTGAATAACCTGCCGGCCGCAGTGTGGAAGAACACAGGCTCGGGTGATGTTTTCATAGGCTTCTCCCGAGTTTCGATTTCGATGTCTGTCACTGGCGGCAGCGGTTATACGCCGGGTAAGTACGCGTGGACGGCAACCGGCGGCGGCTGCACGGTAGAGCCGCAGGGGTGGGTGGCTGTTGACGCGACGGGGGCTTTGTCATCGACTTACGGCAAGGTGGAGACTGCGTATCCCGGCGTAGGGTGCACGTCCGCGCCGGCTGTCGCGGTCCCGGCCGGCGCGGGCTCGGGAACGGGTGGCGCTATCACGCTCACCTTGACGGGCTCCTTCCAGGACGCGGGAGTGGTGCTGCCCTTCACACCGGAATGGGCCCCGTCGTCTCATCCGGCCTCTGCACAATCGGACTGGATGATTGCGACTGTCGGTCAGATCACCGGAACGACCCTAACTTTGTGCTCGCCCGGCAGCTATGTTGCGAGCCCATATGCCTGCACGCCTATCAACGCACAGACGACCGCTTCCGCAGCGCCGTTGCGACACTCCTGGACCCGTGGCCTAGCAACTGCTATTGCGGCGCAGAATGGTGGCGTGACCTACAACGGCGCGAGCATAACGGCGCTGCCGTGTGGCACGTTTGAGGTCGAAACCGGCATCCCTGTCGCAAACACCTACACCGTGGTTGCGGGCGGCTCGATCGGCTCGGCGAACTACTGCACGAAGCTCATCAGGGCCGGGCTGGGCAATGGATTCAACGTAACCGGCGGAAACGTGACGATCCAGACGTTATGGCTCGACGGTTCCAACACTGCGGGCGGCTACGCTGTCAGTGATATTCTCGGGGGGCAACTCACCGTCCAGTGGCTTCGGTTCAACAACAACGCGGGCCAAATCCAAACGCTCGGCGTCAATAGCACCTATCAGTACAATACTCAGCAGTGCAACAATGGTTGGGGTCAGGGGTACGCCGACTATGACTATGAGAGCACGTTTGCTCACGTAAACCCTGGGGTGTTCCTATCGAATACCTATTGCAATGACCTCGGTGGCAAGAGCGGTAACACGCGCCAGACCGGGACGACGCGGGCCGGATATCGGTTCGACGACGTGCAGACCATCAACGCATCCAACTATGTCGCCATCTCGGACACGGAGGGTCGTGGTTACGAGTTGCTCTCGACCTCGGGAAACAACTATGGCACCGGCAATGGCGGCAGACCGCTCGGTGTGCAGTTCGCTCATTTTGACGGGATCGACGCCGAGTTCTCGGCGCTTGAGGACTTCTATGACGCCGTATCCTACGGGTCGGTCGAAGCCTACGGCTTCCTGAATGGCTCCCGGACGCAGTATGAAATCCGCACTCGCCCCGGCGCGTCCCTTATTTGGCGCGGCGGCAGGGTGGGAGGCTCATGGCTGGCTAATGTCCTCTTCCAAGGGATTGAGGACTCGATCACCAACACCGAGGTTTCAGACGGATCAGTCTCGTCTCCAGGCACGTACTCCGGGGTGGAACTAACGGCATCGTGCTTAAAGTGCATCGTCTCCAACAATTCTATTGGCGATGTATATACGGGTAATAGCCTCCTGTACCCCGTGCAGCTTGACTCGCCGCCAACCGCAACGGCGAATGGGACGATCTCCACGTCTAGTTCAACGATCACGATGGCGACTTCATACGCCAATAATCTGTCCCAGGGGATGACCGTCACCGACACGACGACTGGGCAGGTGCTTGGGGAATACCTCAACTGGGTCGGAAACACGCTGTATCTCTATAGCAACGCCTCGCACGCCGGGTCTGGCAGCAGCGACGTGCTACAGTTCTCCGGCGGGGCTATATCGGTAGAGGGCAATACGTTCAAATCGAACGTGCACAACTACCTATTAGACTCCTCCGGCGACTCGTCTAACAACATCGGGCCCAACGGCGGGGATGCGTATGGGTTCCGAGTCAATTCGTTCATTACAGCTACGAGCGCGAGTGCGCCGACCATTGCCGCCAACGCCTGCGGGTCTACCACTCAGGGTACCGTCACGGCCGGCAGCACCGATCTTAGCGGCTCATTTACCGTTGGAACGGCCAGCGTTACGACATGCACCGTGACTTTTGCGCTCGCGCATCAGGTACCGCCAAAGTCCTGCCAACTCACGCCGATGAACTCAACGGCGGCGGCAACCGGGACGACGGCCATGTATGAAGCTGCGCCTACTACGGCCGGTTTCACAATCGGCGGCTCTGCACTGGCCGGCGCGAAGTATGGCTACCATTGCATGTGAGGCGTTAGCGTGGTGGTCTCAGAGCGATATAACCTTTCGTGTCGTCTCAACCTTACGATAAGCGAGCACGAGACAAGAATCGCATCGTACGCCCTCTTCGCGTTCGATGTCGATCCACTCCTCCATGGCGGCAGCGCTCTCTGGCTCGGCCGTCGTTACCGGCGGCATTGTCACTCATTGCTAAGACCACAATAACCAGGCCCTAGACCACATGAACGACGATCTCCTCACCTGGCTCTCCTCAGTTCGCGATGACCCCCTGGGCTTTACCCTGGGCGCCTTCCCTTGGGGTGAGTCAGGCACTGTCTTGGAAAAATTCACCGGCCCCGATGAGTGGTCCTGCTCCCTCATGAACCGCATTCGTGACGGCCTCATCGACACCAACACCGCTATCCAAGAAGCCACCGCATCCGGCCATGGCATCGGCAAATCCGCGACCGTCTCTTGGATCATCCTCTGGGCCTTCTGCACCTTCCCCGACACTCGTGGAGTCATCACCGCCAACACCGAAACCCAGCTCAAAACCAAAACCTGGGCCGAGGTCGGTAAATGGTTCAACCTCTGCTTCTTCACCCGTGAACACTTCACTCTCACCGCCACCGCACTATTCTCCAAAGACCCGGACCGCGAGCGGACCTGGCGCATCGACATGATCCCCTGGTCCGAGAAGAACCCAGCCGCCTTCGCCGGACTCCACAACCAAGGCAAGCGCATCATCCTCATCTTCGACGAGGCCTCCGAGATCCCGGACATCATTTGGGAAACAGCCGAGGGTGCCCTCACCGACTCCGACACCCAAATCCTCTGGCTGGTCTTCGGCAACCCCACCCGCAACATCGGTCGGTTCAAGGAATGCTTCTCGGGCGGCTCCCACGCGGAACACTGGCACTCGGTTCAAATCGACTCCCGCACCGTCGCTGTCACCAATAAATCCCGCTTCGAGAAGTGGATCAAGACCTACGGCCTCGACTCCGACTTCGTCCGTATTCGTGTTCTTGGCCAATTCCCTCGTCGCGGCGAGATGGAGTTCTTTTCGGCGGCCGATGTCGAAGCTGCCATGCTTCGGGAAGTCCCCTACACCGATCGCTCCACTCCGCTCGCCATTGGTGTCGACGTGGCTCGCTTCGGCTCCAACAACTCCGTCATCTTCCCGCGCAAAGGCCGCGACGCCCGCACCATCGCCCGCCAGTCCTTCAACGGTTTCTCTACCACCGAAGTCGCCAACCAAATCTTCGCCACCTTCACCCATCTTCGCCCAGATGGAATCTTCATCGACGGTGGCGGCGTGGGTGGTGGCGTCGTCGACCAATGCCGCAACATGCGGCTTGCTGTGATGGACATCCAATTCGGCGGTAAGGACGACATCACTGGGGTCATCTTCGATAACGCCGGCGAACAGTACGCCAACAAACGCGCGGCCATGTATGGTGCTCTTCGGGCTTGGCTCAAAACCGGAGCCATCCCCAACGACCCTGAGCTCAAAACCGCGATGCTCTCGATTCGCTACACCCACCTCAAGGACAAGATTCTCCTCACTTCCAAGGAGGACCTTCTCGCCGACAACCCAAACCTGGTCCTCGACGATCTCGACGCCCTCGCCCTGACCTTTGGCGGCCCGCTCGCCGCCAATGCCCACGCTGGCGGCGAGTTCCCCCACAAAGACCTCGTTCAATCCGAATATGACCCTTACTCCGAAGATAGGATGGTAGCATGATCCGCCTCTACCGCCTCCACGAAACCGCGTGCTTCGACCCCCTCACCCTCGCCGCCATTGGCGCTGGCGTTGGCGGTCTCGCGGGTGTTGGCACCGCCGTGGCCTCAGCCTTAGCCCCCACACCCAAAGTCCCCACCATTCCACCCGCGGCACCCCCGGTCCAATCCCCAACCGGCACCCAAACCACCAACGCCGCCAACACCTCCGGCCCCAGCTTCCTCGCAGCTGCGGCGCAGCCAACCAGCAGCCAGACCTCCGGTTCCAAAACCCTCCTCGGCCAGTGACCCATGCCAATCATCGTCCCACATCGCCGCGGTGCAGTTACCCAATTCGCACCATCCCTCCCACCCCCACCAGACCCGGTCTACGCCATGATGGCTGCGGCCCAGATGCACTCCGAAGGCCGCCTACTTGCCCAGCCCACCGGCGGTGTTGAAGACAAACTCAACTCCATCCCCGAAGCCGAACAAACCCCATTGAGAACCGCCTAATGGCCGAACTCGCCGCCCCCACCGCAGCCGATCTTGCCTTGCACCGCTACTCCAACGGGCGGCTGATGGGCCTTCGCGTGAACCGCTATTCCTGGTGGGTGCACTGGCGCGAGCTTGCGGATTACTTCCTTCCACGGCGCTATAAGTGGCTCATCACCCCCAACCAGATGGCCCGCGGCGCTCCGATCAATCAACACATCCTCGACTCCAGTGGGTGCATCTTTGCGCAGCGCCTGAGTGCTGGGCTTGTCTCTGGCAAATCTTCACCGACCTCACCGTGGATCAAGCTCAAGATCGGTCGGCTGGACTCGACCAAAACCAGCCCCGTCAGCCTGTGGTTGGCCGAGTGCGAACGCCTTTTGTACCTCATCTTCTCCGAGTCCAACTTCTACAACTCCATCGCCGTCCTGTACCATGACCTGGTTATTTTCGGCACCGGAGCGATGCTCATCTACGAAGACTTCAAGTCAGTCATCAACTGCATCAATCCCTGCCTGGGAGAGTATTACGTCGACATCGACGGTAAGTACCGCCCACGCATCTTCTACCGCGAATTCACCATGACCGTCGATGCCTGCGTGGGCGAGTTCGGCTATGAGAACTGCTCGCCCGCCGTCCAAAAACTCTACGACGACGAAGGCGGCGCCAATCGTACCCGCGAGCTGATCATCGCCCATTCCATCGAGCCCAACGATGACGGCAACGCTCGCCGGTTCGGCTTTCCGGAACACTTCAAATACCGCGAAGCTTACTGGGAATGGGGTGGCTCGACCAGCCCCCAAGGCGGCGCCAACGCTCAACCCATGTTCCTCCGCCGAGCCGGCTACTACGAACGCCTCGCCATCGTCGGCCGTTGGGACCTCGTCTCCAACGACGCCTACGGCCGATCGCCCGGCATGGACGCGCTCCCCGACCAGAAACAGGTCCAACTCGAAACCCGCCGTAAGGCCCAGGCCATCGACAAGATGGTTAATCCGCCCCTGGTCGCTGACGTTCAACTTAAGAACCAACCCGCCAATCTAACCCCGGGCGGTGTCACCTACGTCGCTGGCTTTACCGCTGGTGGCAAGCCCGGCTTCGCCTCAGTCTACGAAACCAAATTCCCGGTTCAGGAAATCACCGCAGACCTTGCCGAGGTCAAAGGCCGCATGTCACAGGTGTTCTTCAATGACATCCTTAGGGTTGCGAGTCAGTATGAAACCCGATCCAACGTCACCGCCGTGGAATGGGACCTTCGCAAGTCCGAGTCCCTGGTTATGCTTGGTCCGGTCCTTGAGCGCATCGATGACGAAGTTCTCAAGCCCATCATCGAACGAGTCTTTGCCATCGCCAACCGCGCCGGCATCCTCCCTCCACCCCCACCCGAGATCCAAGGCCAGATGATGAACATCGAATTCGTCTCGATGCTGGCCCAGGCCCAGAAAGCCACCGCGGCTGCGGGCATCGAGCGGCTCCTCCAACTTGCAGGCGGCATCGTCGGCGTAGACCCCTCCGTCATGGACAACATCGACATCGACGAGGCCCTCGACGAATACTCCGCACTCCTCAACAACTCCCCCAAGATCATCCGCTCCCCCGAAGCCCTGGCACAAATCCGCCAGCAGCGCGCCCAGCAACAGCAACAAGCTCAACAAGCCGCTATCGCCCAGCAACTCTCCCAAGGCGCAAAGAATCTCTCTCAGGCTGACGTGGGTGGCGGACAGAACATGCTCCAGGCCATGACCCAAGGCGGCGGTGGTCCTAGTGGCGGCGGTGGAGGGCCCGGCCAATGACCTACGATGCCTCCTCTCGCAAAGACATCCGTGCCGCCGAGAAAGCCTCTGAACGCCTCGCCAATGACCGACTCCAATTCCTCCGCGCCGCTCTCGACACCCGTGAGGGTCGGGCTTGGTTCTACCACTTCCTCGCCGACTGCCACCTATTCTCCGACCCATTCACCGGCGACGCCCTTCGAGAAGCCTACACCAAAGGCGAACGCAACGTAGGCCTCCGAATCTTTGCCGAGATCATCACCCACTGCCCCGATCAATACATCCTCATGGTAAAGGACGAAAATGTCAGACTCTCAGCAACCGATAACCGCGCCGCAGCCGAACGAGCCCGCGGCCAGGACCCCCGACGGGACGTTGAAGGACGCCTCGACTCAGACCCCGCCCTCGATCCCTACGCCGAGCCCGACGCCGAATGAGCCAGTCAACAACAACAACCCCACTTCCACAGAACCAACCAGCGGCGCCCCAGAGTCCTACGACTTCAAGACGCCCGAAGGCCAACCCGCCCTCGACAAAGCCGTCCTTGATGCCGCAACCCCCATCTTCAAGGAACTTAATCTCTCACAGTCTCAGGCCCAAAAGCTCGTAGACTTCTACAACACCCAAATGAAGGCCCAGACCGAGAACATCACCAAAACCGTCAACACCATGCGGGAAGGTTGGGTCAACGAGGTCAAAGCCGACACCGAGATGGGCCCGAAGCTCGACCAGATCAAAGCCGACATCGGCCGTGCCTTCGACGCTCTCGGCGACACCAAGCTCGTCAACGAATTCAAATCCGCCATGGACCTCACCGGGGCCGGCGATCATCCCGCCTTTGTCCGAGCGTTCTGGAAGCTCTCCCAACGCGTGATCGAAGGCAAACCAGTTTCTGGCGGTGGGCCTTCGCCCAATGGTCAGAATTCCAGCGGACAGGTTCGTCGCCCGTCCCTGGCCTCTGCAATGTACCCCAACCTCCCTCAGTGACCCCAGGCCCCGTCGCGGGTCGAACGGCAGTGCCCAGACTGGCTCACTACCTAACCACCTAACCAACCTTAAGGAACTCCATAATGGCCACTATTGGATCGACTGCCCTGACCTACGCGGACTGGGCCAAACGTATGGACGACGGCTATCGCGTCGCCACCATCATCGAACTTCTCTCCCAAACCAACGAAATCCTCGACGACATGCTGGTGATGGAGGGCAACCTCCCCACTGGCCACAAGACCACCGTCCGCACCGGCCTGCCCCAGGCGACCTGGCGTCTGCTGAACACCGGCGTCCCGAACGCCAAGTCCACCACGGCCCAGATCGTCGACACCTGTGGTAATCTCGAAACCTACGCGGTCATCGACAAGGACATCGCCGATCTCAACGGCAACACCGCCGAGTTCCGACTGTCCGAAGTCAAAGCCTTCCTCGAAGGCATGTCGCAGCAGGTGGCTTCGACCATCATCTACGGCAACCAGTTCGTGAACCCGGAACGCTTCACCGGCTTCGCGCCCCGCTACTCCACCGTCAACACCTCCAACTCCCAAACCGCCAACAACGTCCTCAACGCTGGCGGCACCTCCAACACCAACACCTCGCTCTGGATCACCACCTGGGGCAACGACACGATGCACGCCACTTTCCCCAAAGGAAAGATCACCGGCCTCCAGCATCGCGACATGGGCGAGTGGCCGGTTCAGGACTCGGCGGGCAACACCTACCAAGCCTACCGCGACCACTTCAAATGGGAAATCGGCCTTGTCCTCCGCGACTGGCGCTACCAGGTCCGCGTCGCTAACATCGACGTGACTCAGCTGACCGGCGTCTCGGCGGCGAACCTGATCAATCTCCTCGTCCGCGGACTCTATCGCCTGCCGACGGCCCCGGCCAATGCTACCTCGATCCAGACCTCCGACACCCCGGAAGTCCGCGCCAACATGGGCCGGGTCGTGATCTACGCCAACCGCGTGGTCCGAACCTACCTCGATCTCCAGGCAATGAACAAGACCAACGTCCTGCTCCGCCTGGAAGAATTCGACGGCAAGGTCATCACCACCTTCCGCGGCATCCCGGTCCGAACCTGCGACGCGATCCTGTCCAACGAAGCTCAGGTCGTCTAATCCACCAACCCCAGGAGTTCACACCATGATCCTCGACGGCCTTCTCACCTTCACCGGCACTTCCAACGGTGCCACGGGCGGTATCACCTCCGGTGCCCAAACCGACTCCCCCACCACCGGCACCCAGGTCGCCTCCAACATCCTCGACCTGGGCGTCACCTCCGGCATTCCGTCCTCGGCCAACGGCGGCGGTGCTCGCGACATCGGTGTCGGCGACGATCCGATGCTCAAGCTCTCGGCGACGGTCACCACGACCTTCACCGGCGGCACCTCGCTCCAGTTCGAACTCGATGGCGCCCCCGACAACGGCTCCGGTGCCCCCGGCTCCTACACCATCATGTGGCAGTCCCAGGCGATCGCTGAGGCCCAGCTGATCAACGGCCAGATGATCAACGTGGACGTCCCGCGCGTGGTCCCTGGCCAGCCCCTGCCCCGGTTCCTCCGTCTGCGCTTCATCACCGTCGGCACCCACTCGGCCGGCGCAGTTGAGGCCCAGATCGTCATCGACCGCTTCGACCAGATCGTCGGCACCACCGGCGCCCTGTCCGGCTATGTCCCCGGCGTCACCGTCGCCAACTAAGGAACCCCCGCCATGTTCAGGAAACTCCTCCTCTCGACCGTGGCGGGGCTGCTTTTTGCAGCCTAAGCCT